TGCACAATGCAGGATGCACGCGACATTTCGTCATTCATGCTGCGCCCACTCACCGCGCAGGGCCCATCCGGCGGCTGTGTCGGCAACGAGTTGCGCGTGTACGTGGCGCTGGGAAGGAACTGACGTGGCATTCTCCGTCAGTACCGACTTCCGCCTCTACCGCGGCCGCGTCGAACGCATGCTGCGCCTTCCGGGCGGGGTGGTGTACCGCAACATGGAGCGCCGGGTGCGCCGCGTCGAGGCCGAGGCCATACGGCGTGCGCCTGGCAGTATGAAGCAGGGCATTCGGGTCAACATCCGGCGCGGTCCCGGTGGCGACTTCCGAGGGATCATCACATCAACCCACCCCGCCAGTATCTTCGTGCTGCACGGTACCGGGATATACGGTCCGTCGGGGCGGAGGATCACTCCGGTTCGGGCGCGGGCGCTCCGGTTCGTGCTCAACGGGCGCGTTGTCTATGCCACATCGGTCAAGGGCCAGAAGCCGAACAACTTCCTCATCGGGGCACTGCGGGCTGCCCTCTAACTCCGGAATGATCTTTCTCAGGGTCGCCGTACCGTCCCCACCATGAAGGACTTCACCCGCCAGCGCGAACGCCTCCAGTTCACCATCGACGGCGACGTGTTCGAAGCCGCCCCAGCCCTCCCAGGCAAGACCCTCACCGAGTTCGCCAAACGGTTCGCCGACATCGCCGACACCAACCTCAGCGACAGGCTCGACGTCTTCGCCGACGCCCTCGGCATGGTCCTCCTCCCCGACTCCGCAGCCCTGTTCACCAAACGGTTCGAAGACCTCGCCCACCCCATCGAACTCGAACAGGCCAGCGACGTCATCGTCTGGCTGCTGGAGCAGTACGGGCTACGCCCTACACAGCCGTCCTCGCCATCGTCCAGTGGGCAACCCAGCCCGGTATCTGGCACGAGCTCGACGGACGCTGCGCAGCCCGAGGGTTCGATCCCGGAGATCTTCCAGCCGACCGGTTCCTGAACCTGATCTATGCCGAGATGACTCAGCGGATCACTGTCCGGGAAGGCCAGACCGCCGAAGCAGCCAGGCTGCTGTTCGACGGTCAGCTCGGCGTGTCCGCGTGGGCCACCCCCGGCCAGGCGATTGGCGAGGCGGAGTTCCGTGACCCTGCGGCACCGTGGTGGTGGCAGTCCGCTGAGGAAGCCTCCGGCAGCTTCCTCAAGTCCATGGGGGTCGCCCTGTGAGCACCCCCGGCGGCGATGTCATCGGACAAGCGCAGATCCAAGTCGACGCCGACACCGACCCCGCAATCAGAGCCCTCCGCGACTTCTCCCGAGCTACGCAACGCCCCAGCAAGGACACCGACCGCTTCAGTACCGCACTGCGCGGACTGGGCAGCGTCGCCGGCGGCCTCGGCGGGGTCTTCGCCAAGTTCGGCATCGCAGCCGGGGCCGTAGGTGCAGCGGCTGGCACGGCAGTCCCGCTGCTGGCCGGCATTGTCACCGCACTGGAGAACATCGCTCCCGCCGGCACGGTCGCCGCCACGGGCCTCCTGGCCATCGAGCAGGCCAGTATCGCGGTCAAGCTGGGCATGGTCGGCATCCAGGACGCTGTGCAGTCTGCCCTGGACCCTGCGAAGGCGAAGAACTTCGACAAGGCGATCAAGAACCTTGCTCCGAACGCCCGCGAGTTCGCCCGCGAAGTCAAGGCCCTCCAGCCGGAACTTCAGAAGTTCCAGCAGGGCGTCCAGAACAGGATCTTCAAAGACTTCGGTGTTGCCCTGGACGTGCTGTCCAAGACGGTGCTGCCCACGGTCCGCACGAACCTCAACCAGACAGCGGACACACTGAACCGGATGGCTCTTGGCGTAGCCGGAGCAGCCGTCCAGCTATCCGAGAACGGCACCCTCGGGCAGGCCGTAGCGGGCGCCAACACGGGCCTGACGAACCTGGTGAAGATCCCCGCCCAGGTGACCACCGCCCTGGGCCAGCTCGCCGTGGCTGGCGCGCCCGCATTCGACCAGCTGACCGGTGCTGCAGCCGATGTTGCGACGCGGGTCTCCACGAAGCTCGGTGACGCATTCAAGTCGGGGGCGCTGCAGGACTCGGTCAACACCGCCGTAGGTCTACTACAGAACCTGGGTGAGATCGCCGGGAACGTCTTCGGGACGGTGAAGAACGTCCTCGGCTCCGTAAGCGGTGAGGGCGGCGGGGCGTTCACAGTCCTCACGCAGGTCACCCAAGCCCTGCAGGACGCCACCGCAACACAGGGCTTCCAGGAGGCGATGCAGGCCCTCGCGGAGACCATGGGCGTGGTCGGCGAAGTCCTGGGGGGCACCGTCGGAACGCTCCTGGCCGATCTCGGGCCGGTGTTCACCCAGCTCGCCGGGCCCGTACAGTCCCTGGTGCAGACCTTCGGGACAGCCTTGGCGCCGGTACTCGGCGCTCTCGCAGACACCTTCACGGTGCTGGGCACCACGCTGGGCCCGCTCCTGGAAAGCGCCTTTACGTCACTGTCCCCGGTGCTGGTGGCACTGGCCGGCCCGTTGCAGGTACTGATCTCCAGCCTGGGTGCAGCCCTCGGCCCGATCATCGACGCCCTGGGGCCGGTCCTGCTGTCGGCAGCCACAGCGATCGGTAATCTGGTCGTCGCCCTGTCTCCGCTGCTCCCGGTCGTCGGGAACCTGATCGCGGCTCTGCTGCCGCCCTTGATCCCGATCATTGACACGCTGGGTCAGACGTTCACCGACCTGGCCCCGCTCGTCCTTCAAGTCGGCGAGATCCTCACCGCGGTCCTGGCGCCGATCATCGGCGCGCTACCCGAGATCATCACGCCGCTACTGGACACGTTCACCCAACTGACGGCGACACTCCTGCCCGTGCTGTCCGACCTGCTGGTACAGCTCGCCCCTACCTTCACCCAGCTGGCCGGAACCGTAGCCGAACTGATCGTTGCGGCAGCCCCGCTCCTGCAAGTCCTGGGGCCCCTCCTGGTTGATGTCATCGCCGCACTGCTCCCGGTGATCACGCCTGTGATCGGTCTCCTGACGAGCTTGGTCAGCGTGCTGGTCGACAACCTCGCCGGCGCCATCACCAACGTCATCGTGCCCGCCATCGACGTCATCGTTGCCCTGTTCTCCGGTGATCTGTCCGGCGCGGTGACCGCGCTCGGTGACCTGTTCGCCGGCGTGTGGGAGCAGATCAAAACGGTCGTCTCCAACGTCGGCGGTTTCATCAGCGACGCGATCAACACGATCATCGGGATCTTCCAGTACCTGTACGACACGCTGATCGGCAACAGCATCATCCCGGACCTGATAGGCGCGATCGTGGCTGCGTTCGCTGGCCTGCCCGGCCGGGCCGCCGCCGCACTGGGCGGGCTGGTTGGCAGTCTCGTGGGGGTGGCCCGGTCTGCGGGGGCGCGCATGCTCGGTGCTGTCCGTGGCGGCGTGTCTGACGCGGTGGACGTTTTCAGGGGCCTGAAGGACCGGGCGAGGAGCGCTTTGGGGAACCTCGGGTCCACGCTGTACGGGGCGGGCCAGTCACTGATCCGGGGCTTCATCGACGGCATCAAGTCGATGATCGGGTCTGTCAAATCGGCCGCGTCCAGCGTCGTGTCCAGCGCCCGGGACTTCTTCCCGTTCTCCCCGGCCAAAGAAGGCCCGTTCTCGGGGCGCGGCTGGACGCTGTACTCGGGCGAGGCGCTGGCCACTGACTTCGCCAAGGGCATCACCCGCAATCAGGCGGCAGTCCGTGACGCGGTCAACTCCCTGGTGGGCACAGCCGTACTGCCGCAGACCCGGACTGGCGACTTGTCCCAGTTCCTGACCACGGCCAGGACCGGATCCACCACGCAGACCGCGCTGAACAACATCACGGTGGCCCCGTCGGCAGCCCCGAAGGTCACGGTGATGATCGGCAACAGGGTGATCAACGAACACGTGAGGGTCATCGTGGATCAGGCGAGCGACCAGGCCGCCCGTGAGCAGATCCAGGGAGTGAGGCGGTAATGGCATCCCTGACCGCGACGGCCAACGACACGTACTCGTTCGTCTCCCTCTACATCGACTTCGATGCGTTCAACACACAGAACCAGGTCACCGTGGTCCGGATCCACCCGGACGGCACCGAGTACGTCGTCCGCGGCGGGTACCGCATCACCACGTTCCCCGTCACCTTCGACTACTCCCTGTTCGACACCGAGATGCCACTGGACACCCCGGTCACCTACCGCGCCTTCGAAGACGTGGTGGGCCTGGACCCATCGACCACCGTG